GATTTACCTATTTGGGGGAAATAGGGGTGGTAAGTCTCGTTATATGGCAAGCAGAGTGGTTAGGGCGATGGTAAACAACCCGAAATACAATGTTTGGGCATGTCACAGTTCCAACGACAGTAGTATTCAGGTCCAACAACCTTACATTTATGAATACTTACCATTGGAATGGAAGGAACAGAGACGGGCAGTGAGAGCAGTGGTGAACATAGGGTTCACACAGAAGAACGGTTTCAGCAACCGCACCTTTGTAGGACCGAACAGAAGTCAATGTTGGTTTAAGAATTACACACAGGATCTTGGCACTTTAGAGGGAACAGAGCTGGATTTGATCTGGATGGATGAGCTGGTTCCACTGGCATGGTTACAGACATTGAAATACAGGTTGGTAACAAGGAAAGGAAAGATGGTGGTAACCTTCACCCCGATCCAAGGCTATACCCCAACTGTGAAGGATGCGATGGAGGGTGCAATCATTGAGGAGACTCAACCTGCCCGAATGTTGGAGGAGGAACATGGTGGTCAAGGGATTCAGGGAGTTCCCAAGGGACATATGCCAAGTAGGGCTAGGACAAGGCAGGGGACAGGAAAGATATTCTGGTTCTTCAGCGAGTGGAATCCTTACAGCGATTGGGGCAGGATGAAACGAACCCTAAAGGGTAGGACACGGGAAGAGATTGAAATCAGGGCGTATGGGTATGTGAGTAATCCTGTTGTGGGCAAGTTCCCGAGGTTCACAAACGATAACATCCTTGAACCAGAAGAAATACCAAAACAAGGGACCAACTATATGTGCGCGGACCCTACACCCGGGGATAGGAACTGGTTCTTTTTATGGGCTAAAGTGGATGATCTTGGGAGGATCTACATTTACAGGGAATGGCCTGACCACAAGAACTACGGTGAATGGGCAGAACCTAGCAACAAACTGGACGGTAAAGCGGGTCCAGCACAAACTGCGGATTGTGGCAGGAACATCGCTCAGTATAAGAAGTTGATCAGAGAACTGGAGTCGAAGGATGGCGGGATCTTGGAGCGATACATTGATCCGAGAGCAGGTAAAACAGCCATGATCAGTGCGCGGAACCATAATCAGACCTTGATCGACCTTATGGCCGAACCTGACAGGGGCGCAGGGAATGAGACTGTTAGAGAAGGGATGCACTTCCTGCCAGCGCAGGTAACCACGATTGATGAGACAGTAGCACTGGTGAACAACCTGTTTGCCTATAACGCGAATGAAACTGTCTCGATAATGAACGAGCCAAGGCTATACGTCAGCAGCGAATGCAAGAACTTGATCTACGCACTGAGGACATGGACTGGGGAGGACAAGGACAAGGGTGCATGCAAAGATCCAGTGGATTGTTTGAGGTATTTGGTCAGCATGGACCCGATCCATGTGGAAAGGCAAATGAGTTACACGACTGAAGCAGGGAGTTATTAAGGGTTGACAGCTCCTTGCACAAAGGTCAAAGCTTGTCAAGGATGGAAAATACAGATGATCAGCTCATGCAGACAACGGCACCGAACATCGGTGAGCTGAGAAAAGACTTTCAGAGATCCTATTCGGATCAGCGTATCACGTATCGTGTCAGGGAATCTGACGAGACCCGTTTTGCGTCTTGGCAGGGTCAGTCCCGTGATGGGAAGAAGCATGCCCGAGACATAGGTGCTCAAGCATTCCCGTGGGAAGGAGCATCGGACACACGGATCAGGTTAGCGGATGAAGTGTGTTCATTTGCGGTCAATCTTTGCACTTCAGCGGTATCCAGAGCTGCATTGAATGTGTCAGGTATTGAATCCAGTGATCACGAGGAAGCAGCAGCAGTAGCACTGTATCTTCGATGGATGACAGGGGTTCTTATGCACCCAGATTGGGAAGAGGAACTTGAGTTGCATTCAGAATACGCAGCGCAGTATGGTTGGAGCGTGCTTCATATTCAGTGGGAACGATGCTATGCAAAGGTTCCACGCGAGATCAACCTGAAGACCCTAGCGGGTTTTATGCAGGTTGAGAATCCAGACCAGTTAGACGCTCTGACCGCTGCGTTGCAGGATAACCAAGAGATGCTTGCAGACTTGCTTGTAGCTGGTAACGAGGGATTGACCAGATCCAAAGCGTTGAAGCATATCAAAGAGGTTGCAGAAACTGGAACGACCACCTTTGAAATGCCTGAGATGGTTAAAAACCAGCCATCCATTGTCGCACTCAAACCTTACCATGAAATCCTTTTTCCACCTGAAACCACTGATTGGCATCGAGCACGGTGTATGTTTCGAAGAGATCATTACACAGTTGCAGAGGTAGAGGCTAAGGCAGCATCAGGCGAATGGAACCAAGACTTTTGTGATGCGATCAAGAGCACGGCAGGGCAGAACGGTCAGGTCTGGGATTACGGGTTATCACCCGTGATCAATGAAACTGAAAGGATCGAAGACAAATCAAACCTGATCGAAGTAATCCATGCCTATAGCCGCAGGGTGACTGAGACAGGAGATCCAGGTATTTACCTGACAGTGTTCTCCCCTTACATCGGGCATGATGGCCGAAGTGAAGAACTCTACGGAGTCCATGAGTTGGTGCAAGAAGTTGGGGATCGGTATCCGTTTGAGGTCTACACTCGGGAGAAAACCCGCAGAAGCCCTATTGAATCAAGGGGCATCGCTGAGATTGTCCGCACATGGCAGGCAGAGTATAAGGCGCAAGCAGATCAAGTCTTCGACCGATCTACGTTCGACACACTACCACCGTTCAAAGTTCCTCTACGTTATGGTCAGCGAATCAAAATAGGGCCAGGTGTGCAGGTTGCGGAACAGAGACCTGGAGATATATCATGGATGGAACCACCGAGAAGAGGTACAGAAGGTGCGTTCCAGTTGATGGAACACATTGAGCGAAGGACCGACCGTTACTTTGGTAGACCTAACGCAGACATTCCACCAGTGGAGACCCAGTTAAAGCAACAAGCCTTTGTTCATCGCTACCTACGTCACTTGTCAACCGTTCTGAACCGTGTATGGGGTCTGACTCAAAAGTTTGATTCTGATGAGCGTTTTGCGCAGGTAACAGGCACGGGCAGGCCGATCCCGAAAGATGATAACAAGTTTAATTTCATCCTGAGCTTTGATGTCAGAGAGCTGGACAATGAGTTTGTAGAGAAAAAGCTTCAAGCGATTAGCCAGTTTGTGCTTCCTGAAGATACCATGGGAATTGTGGACAGAACCAAGCTGATCCGAAAGAAACTGCAAGTCATTGATCCAACATTGGCCAATGAGCTTGTAACTGAGAACGCAGAAGCCTCTCAGAAGATGTTTGATGAAGTCAACGCGCAGGTTGCCTACATGAGCTTGGGCAACCAACCGAAATACGTTGAGAACGATCCCAGCGCAGGCATCAAGTTACAATTCTTGCAGCAGATTATTCAGAATAACCCGAAATACCAGCAGCAGTTACAGGCAGACGAACAGTTTGCGGAGTTGCTGCAAGGTTATTCGCAAAACTTGAATATGTCGATTATGCAGCAGCAGAACAAACAAGTTGGAAGATTAGGAGTGAACCCAAATGAATAACGGATACCCAGAATGGCTACTGAACGCGCACCAATGCTCAGAGGAACACCCAATGAGAAAAGCAGTGTTCTGGATTTTGGATCAGGCGGCTCAAGCAGACGTAGCGCACTTGACCTCGTTTGAAGCAACAGATAGCCAGCGGCATTATTTGGCAGGGAGGCTGGCAGCAATCAAGGATCTATGCGACGAATGGGAATCGATCTACGATTCTGCCAATAATCCCGAAAATAATTCTTGACTTCTTCACATTAACTTCCCTCTATGGGGAAAAGGGGGTGATGTCCCTTTGCAGTGCTTACCATTTTATAGGTTACTGGAGAACCTTTCAAATCTCCTGTCTGAGACGTCTTGCAGTCTTTTCAAAAACGCATGTCTGATGAAAACCAAACAGCCGATGCTACCCAGCCATCGGAGGAAGTCGAGAAAGCTGGTGGTATGGACGCTATCCGTGAGGCTATTAAAGCCCAACTGGAACCCGTTCAGGAATCGGTAGAGGAACCCACCGTGGAACCTACAGAGGAGGTTGAGCAGTTACCTCCAGTAGAAGAAACGGTCGATGTCCCTGACGAACTGAAGCTGAAGGAGGATGATCCCAAGTGGAAGCATTCGATGCTCCAACGCTACAACAAGTTGACCGCACAACGAAAGGAACTTGAAGCACAGGTTCATGAGTTGAAGGAGAAACAGTATGAAGCGAAGAAGGAAGCTACTCCTGAAGATAAGAGTATTAACAAGCTGATTGATCGAGCTGAAACTTTACAGGATTTAGAAAGACTGGAAGAAGACGCTCTTGATGCTGAGAGATGGGCTAAACGGAGTCTCAGCCGATACAGGAGAGATCCTGAAGCAGTTGAGAAAGAGATCGAACGTAAAACAGGTGAGTTGCCTGATGACGTCGAGGTCTGGTTGGAAGATTTGGCGTTGAACGCAGAGTTCAGCAGAGAATCTGACATCCCGAAAAAGAAGAAAGCTCTGGTTGCACAACAACAATCATTCAGCGTAGCAGCAAACAAGTATCCGTGGCTAAACGATCCTACGAGTCCAGCGAGGGCTTGGGTCGATGAAGTGAAGCAGGCGAACCCTGGTATAAAATCACTGCCAGATGTGGATCTCTACTTAGCGAGAGCTTTGGTAGGTTTTTACATTGAGCAGGAGCAGGCAGCAAAAACAGGCGCACCAAAAGCACCCGTCCAGCAGCCGACAAAACAACCAGGAAGACCTTCTTCAACTGTCACCGTGGATGATCGGGCGCAGAAGTTAAGCTCCGTCAAAAAGGGTGTCATGGAGTCAGGGTCAAGAGATGGGTTAAAGGAATTCATCAAACTGCATTTGGAACAGAAATAGATTATTATGGCAGGATTATTTGAAATTAATCAGGTAGCGAAACGCGAAGACCTGATGGACGTCCTCACACG